CCACCTCCGCCATGACCACCATGACCACCACGACCACCACGACCACCTCCGCCATGACCACCACGACCGCCAGGAATGGGCATTGGAAACCAACCTCCTCTTCCTGGTCTTCCTTTACCTCCACATCCAAAAGGGAAAGGACAAGGGCGTGGTCCTCCGCCAATATTAGGAGATAAAAATGAGGGAGTTTGAAATACAATGGGTGTGGTTGGAGTTGTTGCAGAGAAATTACTAAATAACAAAAAAATTACTACAAATAAAGCCAATATAATGAGAATATTTTCAGTTTTCATTATAATATTTGATTAGAAATTAAAACCAAAATCTGCGCCGCCCACGTCTCCTACCTGGTCTTGGTCCGCGCCACATTGGTCCTTGTCCAAAACCCATACCTATGTATGGAGATTGTAAGTAAACAACGCGGTCAGATTGTGGTTTTTGTTGTGACATTTGTAATAGCATGTAAACGATAATTAATATTAATACTACCATAACAATTTGTTCTAATTCCATATATTATATTAAAATATTTTAATTAATGGTGTCTTTGATGTATAATATACAGGTGATTATTTTCTTTTGATTTTTTTCTTACGAGTTGTGCGCTTTTTCTTGTGTGATCTTCTGCGAGTTTTCTTACGCTTTTTCTTGTGCGCTTTCTTATGTGATTTTCTGCGAGTTTTTTTGCGACCTCCAAGATATGATGTTATCAATTTAGCAATCTGGTGCGGGTGCATACATACACTCTCTCTTTTCAAACCCTCCATTCCTTTCCCACTAAGATTTTTTTCGATCATTAATGGAATATCACCACATTCAGTAGTTGATGGTGTTCCTTCTAGTTCTCCAGTACGCAGAAACTCCAATGCCGCTTGCTTGCTCTCTTTGATATTCTGGATTTCGTCTTTCAAAGGATAAAACTTAAATAACCATTCTGTATGACCATTTGTTTGTCGGACACCATTGGCTGGAAAATACGCATAATCCGGCTTCATCATATTCACCATCTCACTAATTTGTCTCTGATGCCCCCAAGGAAGGTCCGGCTCTATTATGTCTTGTATACAAGAAAATCTAGCAACTAATGTATCAGGAGCAATATTATCCGGGTGTGGACTTGGAATAGTACCCAGTGGAAAACTCGCGAGATGCGAGTGCGGGGGAGTAATGTGAGATAGGGCACGCTTCAACCTAATATTTTCCAATCCTTCTAATATTTTTTTTTCTTGGATTTTATAATGCGTCCATGGTTTTATTTTTTTTGCTTCTGCAAGTTGTCCCTTTATTTCGTCTAATTCTTTGTTTAATTGTAATATTTTCTTAACATCTTTTTTATATCCTTTCGATGTTTCTGTGCGTATTTTTGCCTCTATATTTGGAATTATTTTGTGTGCAGTGTTATCTATATATTCCTGATGTGATTTTCCAGCACGAGAAGGGCTAACAACACGGAGATCAGCAGGCGCCGACGCACCGACCACATTCACTCTTTTTACAAACTTGTCCCATGTTGACCTTCCCTGAAATTTTCCTACTGCCATCGAGTTGCATTCTTGTAACTGATCCAACAATTTCTTATGTTCGTGTTCATACGGACCACCTAAATCCCCTTCAAATCCCTTTGATGCTTGTTGATTCATTACAATTAGGTACTTTTGGCCGGGTATTAGATTATCAACTTTTATTGAATGTTGATTTATCTTTGCTTGCCATTTTTTTCGATCACCAGACAATATCTGAGTAGGTAACATTGTTCGCATGATTTTTTCTCCACCAGGATATACTGTAAAATCAGGGTGTCCAGGACCAACAGCGGTTCTGACAACATATGGTTTGGGTCCTTCCCGCCGACCGCGTAAAGTATCCACGCTGTATAAGGGTATGCGTAGTTGTTGCCCAGGTTTTACTTTACTAATGTTAATATGGAACGGCTGGAAAGAAATATTGGGGTGTTGTTCCCCCATTCCGGTTCGATCCCAATATTTATCCCAACCCCTCCTACCCTCGCTCGGATGTGGTATTGTCCCGGGAGCATCATATGGTGACATTTTTTCTCTGCTCTGTATTTTTTGGGGAGGGGTGTGTGGCGCAACCTCCTTGGTTTCTCCATCAGATTGAATCACTGGTTTTCGCACGGTGGTGTCTTTTGTTTCACCTTGGTTAATGTTCGCTTTGGCGCGTTCTTCCCGCAGCGCCGCCGCTGAAGGAGTATTGGTTTGGAGCAGTGGCTGCATATGTGCAAGCCATGTTGGCGCAAAACGCGAGGTTCTTATTGAGACTGGAACAGTTACCGTTTCTGTAGAGTCGCTTTTTTTTTCTTTTGTGCTAGACATCTATTATATAATTAAATTATAATTATTTTCTAGTGAAAATGATTATAATTTTATAGTGATAAGCTGATTACGCTTAATTGGAGTATGCAAGACCACCCATACCACTCATGACACGAAGGACATTGTAGTTGGTAGCGTACACACGGACTTTAGCAGTATCGTCTCCTCCAATGGCATTGGTGGAAAGAACAAGCTGAAGAGTAGCGTTGTCAATACGAGAGAAATTGCAAGTTCCAGATGGCTGGTGCTCTTCTGGGCGAAGTGCAAATGAGTAAACATTAATTCCAGTGTCTGGGTTTCTAGTGTGGTGCTGGTATGGCTGCACTAAATCAAAGTAAGTTCCTTCACGCTCAGAGAAGCGATCTTGTCCGTTAAGTTGAAGTTTGGCAGTAACAACTGGATTTTGTCCCCAACAATGCATGTTAAGCGCGGTCTCGGCAAGAACGAATGCACCTGCATCTGAAACATTAGAGTCTCCAATTTGGGAAACAGGGAATGGAACATTGAGTGCGGGAACAGAGCAGACAGTACCATCATCACCTAAAATATCACCCCATTGGGATCCTAATGCTGCTCCATCGGCACCTGGGTCTTGAAAGAGACCACGGGATGTAATAAATCCTTGGTTTTGTCCACCACCGCCGTGAGCACCGGTTACTTGGTCATATCCGGAAAAGGCACCAAAGGATGGAATAAGAGCATCTAAAGCATCAGTGTAGTTAAATGGCTGTGCACCAAGAGCGGCATTCAAATCGCGATCTGAAAGGAATGACTGACAGTAGTCAACATTTTTGTCTGGCTGAACAACGAAGATAATCTCTTTACAAGGGTGATTGAAATTGAGTTTAACCTTATTGGATGAAGATCCAACGGATTCATCGCCGGTGAATTGAAGTTGCTCAATCAAATATTCGTGTGGGTTTTGTGCCATGCGTCTACGCTCATCAGTATCAAGGAAAACGTAGTCAACATAGAGGGACGCAGCAACTAAAGATTTTTGGTATGCGGCTCCATCTTTGACAGATGTACCAACGGCTACGGCAGTTAGTGGTAGGTTACCGGACGTAGCACCGCCATTGACTCCAGTTAGGTTGGATACAGCGAAAAGAACCTCATCTGATGGGCGAAGCTCAAGATTAATCTTAACTTCGTGGTACTGAAGTGCGATCAATGGTAATGCAAGTCCGGGATTACGGCAAAACCAAAATTGAAGGGGGATGTAAAGTGTAGTTTCAGGAAGTGCATTACGAGGGGCACATACTGCGGCTGGGACAGTAGCTGAGGCACAGGCACTATCAACATCAGCAAAAGATGGATCGATCAAGTAAGTAAGTTGGGTGGTTTGTCCAACCATCTTGTTGTATCCACGCTCTTGCTCAGCGGTAAGGGTAAGCTGGTTCCAGATATGCATCCAGTCACCATATTGTCTGTCGATGCGTTGTCCTCCAATCTCAACTTCAACCATTGAGATAAGTTGCTCACCAGGGTAGTCTAACCAACGAGCGTAAGTTTTCTCGCATTGTCCAGGTGGTGCTCCACAGCATCCTTCTTGACCAATCTCTGGGAGAGTGACCTGAAGGTAGGTGCGGTATGCAAGATCACCATTTCTGGAGATAGTGCACTGGACTCTGCGGCCGAAATCGGCTTGTCCGTTAAATGTTTGTTCAATTGATTCCATAGCAAAGTTGGTGTGTCTGCGGTAGGTAACTTTCCAGAAAGTAATCTGTGGATTACCTGTAAGATAAACGTCTTGTGCGCCATAGGCAACGAGCTGCATTAATCCTCCTCCCATTTGTTATACTATTGCTAAAGAAAAAAAAATTTTCATTTTTAATTTTAATTAAATTTATGTTATGGTAAGACGCAGAAAAAATAATGTTAGATTTAACATTATTTTTCGTTTAATTTTGGTGATTACATTTGATTTATTATTTTGTTTATATCGAAATTATTTTCTAAAAATGTTTTTAAATAATTGTCTAAAAAAACTTCTTTTTTTCCTTCATGATTTTTTGTAAAAATATACATATCCTTTTTTTTCTTTATCCGCCAACCTTCTTCTAAAGCATTATAAAGAAATGCCATCTTGTGTAATTTAATAGCATCAATTTGCATAGTATTATTGATATCTTTGTCAATATCCATTAAATGTTGGAGAGAAAAGTAATATTTAATTATAACTTTATTTGGAACATTAACAAAATATATAATTAAATAAAAGAAATTAATATACTATAATGCCTGCCTTTAAACCAAAAGCCAATAAAAAAATATTGGTATCAAAAAAATCTAATGTTACCGTTGATAGTAAACATCAGGAAAAGATGATAGAGTTTAAAAAAAATGAGAATACAATAATACCTAAATTAAAGGAGGAACGAAAAAAATATAAGACTAAATTAAAAACAAAAAATTTATCAATTGATGAAACATTAGAACTAAAAGATAAAATTAGACAACATGCAAAACAAATTAACCACTATGAAAAGGAGCGTAAAAATTATTTACTGGATAATTCTAAATATGTATTTGATTATTATGAAAAAAAAAAGGAATTGGCAGACGGAAATGATAGTAAAACAAAGGTGTTGTTTTCATTTTTTAATAAAAATAATGAAACAAAATCTAAAAAACAAGAAGTAAATAATACTCAAAAATATCTTAATAATATCGATGAATCTTTTTTGGATATAAACGATTATATCCATTTACATGAAGTATGTGATAAATGTAGTGGTGAATTAATCCCGGTAGAATCAGAAGGTGTAATGATTTGTAAAGCTTGTTCCCATCAAATTAATTTTATCATAGAACATGAAAAACCATCATATAAAGAACCACCTAAAGAAGTATGTTTTTACGCTTATAAGCGTATAAATCATTTTCGTGAAATATTGGCTCAATTTCAAGCAAAAGAGACTACGCAAATTCCTGATGAGGTACTTGAAAATATTACATTGCAAATAAAGAAAGAGAGGATAACATTGGCGCAAATGAGTAATAAAAAAGCGAAGGATATTTTAAAAAAGTTAGGATACAATAAATATTATGAACATATTCCTTTTATTAAAGATAAATTAGGTATAAAACCCCCTATTATGAAACCTCGAT